CATATTGCTCGCAAAGTCGTCACTTGAACACAATTACCGAAACGGGAGCTATTAAAATGCCAAAGATCCTGGCATTATAGCAACCATCACAGCGGAGAGATGCCGGAGCGGCTGAACGGACCGGTCTCGAAAACCGGAGTAGGGGCAACTCTACCGGGGGTTCAAATCCCCCTCTCTCCGCCACTATTCAAACACTTACAGCATTCCCTTTCAGTGACCTGCATCCCGATGAGAAAAATTGAGAAAATCCACTGAGAAAAATTCTAGCGCCGGAGCATGCTCCGACGCCAAAGAATCATCTCATTTTCTTGTTCAAAGTCGGGCTGATTTTAACTTTCCTGTCGTAAACAAGTACCTGTGATTCTGTCTTATGACCACTGAATTTTTGCTTATCTCTGCCAGAACCTTCATAGTCTGAGATCCCTTTAGCCTTTAGATCATGGAAGGTGCAATCAAGTGGCCTACCAAGTTCTTCAGAAGCCGCGTTTCTCGCTTTTCTCCATGCTTCATTAAATCCCTTGTATGAATAACGCTCACCATACATTGTCCTGATAACAGGGCCATCCTGTCCCCATTCCCTGCAAATATCCACAGCCGCACTCAGACGCTCAGTCCAAGCTTTGATCTGTTTAATACCAGTTTTACCTTGCTGTATGAAAATTCCTTTATCAAGAATCTGATTCCAGTTCATTTTCAGAACATCAGATACCCTTGCAGCGCAAAGATACGCAATTTCCATCGCGGCTTTAACTGCAGGCGTCGCATGAGTGAAGATAGCTATGTACTCTTCATCAGTTATGTAGCGGTCGCGCTGGGGTTTAGGAAACTTATCGACACCAACACACGGATTACCTGGTACATAACCACGCTGATACCCCCAGCGGTATACACGAGACATTGAACTATGCTCGTGATTAGCCTGAACACGGCTTTTTTTACCACGTGCGTCCATGTAGCGCCGGACGTGTTCAGGTTTTATGGCCTTTGCTTCTGCATCGCCGAAAACCGCTAACAAGTATTTTTCATGTGCCAGGTAATCTTTTTGTGTCCTGGGGGCAAGGTCTGCATAGTCAGCACTATTTAAAAATTTTTTCCACAATTGTTGAAAGGTGAGTAGTTTTTTTCGACCTTCAACGACTTTCTCGTAAGCTAACCAAACCTCCGCTTTAGAAGCGTTTGCTGGGGCTAGATTCTCGGTAGTACCTCCTGGCTTCCAGTAGTAACCGGAAGGGCGGAAAAACACACCCTTCGGCATCCACTCATTACCAGGCGCTCTTTTGCGGCCCATATTATCTCTCTACAGCGTCAAAGTTCATGCCTGGAGTAGGCATATGGCCTGCTGGTGGAAGTATGCGCTGTACGGGATGGTTAATATGAAACCAGGTCGTTTTGATTGCTCCGTCCCGGCGTTCAATAAAAAAGATCCCGTTCTGCGTTAATACCTCTTTCTGCAGTGACTTTTGGGGCGAACCCGTGGCCTCTGTCAGTTCTTCATCAGTCAGGAAGCGATCGCTCATGAGTTGTTCTCCACTAAACCGGCTGCAACCGGTTATCTGCCACTATATGAACAAGACGAACAGCCACCACGCAGTCCGTCATTACACCTTTTACACAGCTGGTGGTCCTCCCTTACCCCGTTAAACTGGTTATAAATTTCCGCTGGTACAATTACCGGCATAGGGACCAATAATCGTTGACTACGTAGTGATGCGATTTCTGCAGTGCGTTCGAGGTACAACGATTTCCAGTCACTTGCTTCAGTCTTATATGCGGCCAAAGCATCCCGCATGCGCCGCCAGCGGCGACGCTTCAGCTTGTTCGCTTTCACTTCACCTCCTTCTCGACACTGATAATTACTTCGTTAACGGCATTTTTAACTTCCTTCATTGACTGATTAAACCAGTTGAAATTGTTGGTGTAACCGTCGAATCGCGCGCCCTTAGCGTTGATTTTTGCCACGGTGATATCTCTGGCGGCATTAATCATTGCCACGGCTACAGCCTCCGGGATGCAGTCATTTTTCATCATGTACCTCCTGCGTTGCTGGCTGCGATTTGATATGCAACCGCGGTTCCCCGTCTTTCGGCTCCGGCCATTCGCGCTGCTTGTTTACCGCCAGCTTATCGATCATCGCCTGGGTAATCTGCGCATCAGTAATACCGGCACGGCGTTGCGCATCCCACATCAGGAATTGCATGTCAGCCCACTCGCTGAGGTCGCCGGGTTCGGCAGCTGCTTCAAGAGCCTCTTTCGAAAGATGCTTCAGCGGGCCAACCGGGCCGACATTGCCGAATGTTGCCTGTGACCACTCTGCGTGCTCGCGGCGTACCTGCTCACGTTCCGACGCTGGCTGCGCGTGGCGATAGAGCAGAATAATTCGGCGCTCGTCTGCATGCGGAGTAACAGGGTTAACAGTGAAAAGGTACCCGCAACCACCACGATCAACGTCTCGCAACTCCTGTTCATCTGTCCACGCCACCGGCTCGCTGTCCATTGCGGCCAGCGCGATGCAGGCCAGCTCTTCAGCTTCTTCAGCTGGCAGCATTACGTTGATTCCGGCGCCGTAGGTTTCACGCCATGATTTAATTTTTTCCAGGCGTTCTCTGGCTAATTTGCTGGTCATTGGTTGGCTCCCCGAAACAAAATTGACTGCTGAAAACCGATTAAGAACCACAACCCATCTGCGCGCTGGCTCATTTCGTACCAGTCCTCTTTGTTGAGGTCTGAAACGAGGTTGTCACCACAAATGCAGATATCGGTACCGCGGGGTTCTGAGTCGTATACGGCGCCCGGAGTAAACCAGGCTGGCGTAGTGGAACTGACGCATATCATTTTTGTTACGGCCATCACTCAGCCTCCACCTTGATGCCAGCGGCGGCACGTTCAGCCTCGCTTTGTTCCCAAAACCACTTGTGAAGCGCCATAAGCTCTTCATCGAGCGGAGCATATTTGCGGTCGAAATATGCCTGTGCGTCTTTCTCCGCTTCATCAGGCAATTCGCCTGGCCCGAAGAGCGTGTTATAAATCCACGCCAGCCCGTTTTTAGCATCGCCAGTGGCCTGCCATTCGATGATTGCAGCCTGCATAACCAGGATATTTTTCCCGATCAGCAGATCGAGCTGCTGATAGCGCTTACGGATATATTCGTTTTGCGCTTCAAGTTCTGCGTTGCGCTGCTGTGCCTTCTCCAGTTTCTCTACAAGGGTCAAAACGTCAGGGTCACTGGTATCAACTACCGTTATGCGCGACTCAGCGTAATGGTCATCGGCAATGCTACGACCCGGCGCGTAATGGCAACCTGTTTCATCATAGGTAGCACCACTACAGCCATAAGTAATGCGGCTTGCCGACATGCGCTGAATTGTCATTTCAACACCGCAAATGTGGCACTTAGGGACTAAAGTCGGGCGGTAACGCTGGCGGATTTCTTCAAGTTTTTCCGCTGTAAGTTTGGTGATATCAATCATGCTGCACTCTCCTTAATCCCACTGCAGAACAGATGCGAAATACGCACCGCGACAAGGCGTATCACGAGGATGATGCCAGCCTGAATAACCTTCCTGCCCACCAATTGGACTGACTTTGTACCAGCACTGGTAATAGCGAGCGCTGGAAGCAAAATCCTCTGCGCCTTCAGCATCAATCACATCTTGGGATACAGACGCCTGGATAATATCTGCTTCGCTATAGTCGCCCCGCATAACCAGAAAACGAGCCTCATCAGAGCAAAGGTAATCAACTGCCCCATCAAATTTACCCTTGCTGGTTGGTTTGGTTACGTTGCTCATGCTGTCCACCATTCAATAAACATGCAGATACCAACGGTTACTACGGCAATCAGCACCCAGCAGATCACATCTAACAAGGCGGCGAACCGACGCAGGGTGTATTTGCTGTAATTCTCAGGTTCAAAATTCATTGCGCCTCCCCAAGCACCCAGCGCAGAGCCTCGGCATATTCGCCACTGGCATCTTCGAGTGCTTTTGTAATTTCCTTGCGTGATTTGATACGCGGCTTTGCTTCACCAAGAACCTGGCGCTGTCGCCGGGCTTTTTCATGGCCCGTGGTGCCGGCGGTCGCTGTCTCGATCTGCTTGACCTTCTCCCGTTGCTCTTCGGGTTTAAGCGATGCCAGTTGGCGCGCTTGGGTAACGGTAATTGTGCCAGCCTCTACAGCTTCCCGGACGGCCTGGGTAGCCTCGAGGAGGGAGAGCGTTGCTCGAACGGTTTGAACGCTGCAGCCAAACAACACTGCAATGTCGTCCTCATCGAGCCCGCGATCGAGTGCGTCTGACATTTTTTTAGCCCGGCCAAGCGGTGTATCAGGTCGGCGAATTTCGTTTTCGCTGACCATGTATTTAGCCATCTGATTTGCTGATCCGCGCTTAACGACCCCAGGAACAAGCAGTGGGGCTTTGCCCTCGTTCAAAAGAAGCTTATTTGCCTCCAGGGTATGCTTAACACGCTGGCGGCCTACAACTACGCAGGTGAGCCCCGTTTCAGAGTCTTTCCAGACGATAATCGGCTCCAGTACACCCAGCTCTTTTATGTTCAGAACCATTCCTTCGTCGATAGGAAGGTGGACCCGTTCATCGTAAAGCGGGTGAGTTTTGTCGGTAACCAGATGCAGGCTTTCAGGTTCGAACGTTAAAACGTTCGTTTTGCCGCTGGCGCCGTATACAACCTTTGAGTCTTTAGCCATCAGACAGCCTCCGGATTGCTGGTGGATGTCGTTGAGATACTCTTCAGATCGCGCATTGCTTCCAGTACGTGCATATTGCTGCGGTTTTTTGTGTGACGCTCAACAATTCGATCGCATTCTTTCGCCCAGTAAATAACTTCTTCCTTCATAGCGTCACGTTCTTTACATGCCTGCCGAAGGGTAATATTCGAAACATCGAGCATTGTTGCCAGCTCTTTAATAAGTTCTGAATTTGCAGGAGGCATTGTTTTAGCTGCCTCAAAGGCATCTTTAATTAACTGCTGTACTGTTTTTCCCATTTTTTATTTCTCCAACTGACGCGCTGCAACGCGTTTTAGGGTGCAGCAACCCAACCCATGAGAATGGGGTAATTGCTGCTGTTCTAATCAGGCTGCTGGTTTTTGTTCTTCGGGCTCTTTGTAGGCGAGCAGATCACAAAGCTGGTTAATTACTTTACAGAACTGGAACATGTCCGTACCTGCCTGGTGACGCCAGCGGTAGGCTTTGTCGTCATCATCAGAATAATCATTATCCTTGGTATCGATCCGCCGGAAATGGAACTTATCTGTAAGCAGAAAAGAGACGCCGCAGCCTCTTAATTCCATGTTATCGACGATAAAACCTGTGTTCAGGCTCTCCAGAATTTCACTGGTAACGGAAGTGTGTTCCGCAGAGTAGCGAATGACTTCTTTCTGTTCCGCCAGGCGGGATAGCTGGACATAATCACCGACCTCAAACCCTGCAAAGGCTGATTCTTCGCCGTCCAGATGGTTTTTAAGGCGCGTTGTCAGTCCGTTTTTGATATCACTAATGTTGATCGTGACTGTTTTTACTGAGCCGATCACTTTAACCAGCATCGCCCCGACTAAATTGGCAATATTTTTATTGGCGGAATTAATGATCAGCAGATTTTCATCAGTGTTATACAGGACCAGGATCAGAGACGACTTGATGAATGCCTGTTTGCAGAGCTGAACCTTAGCATCCTGTATAATGTTGTTACGGTCAGCGCGCTTCAATTTCTGACCACACGCATTTTCGATGCGCTGGATACGCTCATTGGCTTCTTTCATTACGACGTGCTGGGGGATTATTTTCTCATCGCGGCGAACCACGATTGCATAACCGCCAGTAATTGGCGTAACTAGCTCGCCGGTAATCGGATTACGGACGAAGGAAGCCCGCGCAAACTCCGTTTCTGTAAGTTCAGAGCAGGGCAATTCCTGCAGGTGCCCTTCAACCGCTTCAATGCTGGGCAAAGTAGCCCGATAGACAATGGCGTTACGTAACTTTGATAATTTCATTTCTGTTTCCTCTGCAAAGGATTAGTTAGTTATCTCCACACAACGGAAAGAGCACTGAAGCACTGGAAACTCACTTGACTAACACAGTGCTTTTTCCTGTTGTGTGCCGGGCTTCCACCGGCTCCCATCTGTTTTTAAAGCCACTCAGATATCGTCTCGGCTTCGCCGTCTCTTCCGGCTGTCATTCGGGTTGAACTAGCCCGAAACTAGATTGAAGGGTTATAGCCCCTTACGGCATTCACGCCCTATCACGTGTGTCGCGTATGCCACGCCAGCACCGACAGTAATCAAGAAATCTGTTTAAAACCGCGAGAAACTAACTTTTTCGCTTCAACCGCACTAATTTTTTGAATTTTTTCTGCATCATCATTGATAAGTGCTTTTGCGATGAACTTATTACGTGCGTAGATCACGACAAGCTCTGAACCTTCGTTGATTACTGCTGTGTAATAATTCATCGTGTTAATCCTTATCATTTATGCTTACCGCTCGGTTGTTTCCCCGTCTCTTCCGGGGTGTCACACCTTTTCGCCGCGTTGGTGGGGCGCACGTCGTGCCTGAACACTTAGCTTGCACATTCCGGTTGTTCTGAGAGGCATGGATAAAGGGACTCTCAGGCCGCTGCGGCACATGTGCCATATGCCGTAATGCTCACTACCACACCAGAGTATGTAACTACCGGTACTCGTAATGTGATTTAAATGTACCTTTAGTTACCAATATGGTCAAGAGAGCCATGTACTTTTTGTTACCTGTGGATTGAAAAAAAAGCCAGAAGGAGATCTGGCTTTAGAAATGAGTAACTTAAATGTTTTGGGTAATCTGAACCACTTTACCAACAATCCGGCAATTACCATCTATCGGGATGGGTTTAAAGGCAGGGTTAAGTGGCATCAAGTATGCGAAAGGGCTATCCCATACCAGCTTTTTAACGGTAGCTTCAGCAGAGCCGTCGAGTATTGCCACTACAATTTTTCCGTAAAGGTCATCCAATTGACCATAGTGCGGTTCAACAATAACGATCGATCCTTCTGGGATGGATGGCAGACCATGAGGGTTAGTCATAGACTCCCCGCGAACTACCAGTCCGAATGCTTCATTAGAAACGTTTGCAGTGGTTTGCGTCCATGAAATCACATCAGAAAGCCTTGAGCATGCATAAGTATCAGTCCACATCCCAGCTTGAACAGCGGAGATAATAGGAACTGCCGTGGGTGGCTTAAGGAACGGAATAACTTTTGTATCATCCGGCGTTTCCTCACCTCGACCGTAAAGAATCCATTCTGGAGTTGTCTGCAGCGCCACCGCCAGCTGATGGAGATTCTCACCATCAGGTTTAGTAGTGCCGCTCTCCCATTTTGTTACGGAAACACGGCTTACCCCCAAGCGTTTAGCTAGGGTCTGCTGTGTTATGTCGAGCTGGACTCGACGGGATCTTATTCGGTCTTTCATCTCTGTTTTCATGTAACCAATGTTACATGGATTCCTTGTAACTGTTGTTTGCTATTTAATGTACCTTTTGTTACCTTTAAGGCGTAAGTTAACCAGGAGGAACCATGCGTAAATCAGAAGTTATCGAACACTTCGGAGGCGTATCAAAAACCGCAAGTGTTCTTGGTATTTCCCACCCGGCAGTTTGCCGATGGGGTGAAGTCATCCCTCAAAAACAAGCATTCGTCATCGAACGAATTACGAAAGGCAAGCTGAAGTACGACGCCAGCCTTTACCAAAAGGCTACAGATTCAGCTGCTTGAAAGTAACTACAAAAGGAAAATCAATATGGTAGAGCCAAACCTCAAAGAAGCCGTCAAAGCGATGTGCAAAGCATATCCTGGTGGGCGCGAAGCAATGGCTGGCGCACTGGGAATGACGGTAACGCAGTTTAACAACAACCTTTACGAGAAAAACGGCTGTCGTTTCTTCGAAGTCAGCGAGCTGGAAGCGATGGAAGACATTTCCAACACGTCGTTACTGGCTGACTACTTCGCTCGCCGCCGTGGTGCGCTGCTGGTGGATGTGCCGCACCTGGAAGAACTCGATCGCGTGGACTTGTTCAGCCGGGCAATGCGTACCTCAGCCGCCAGAGGGCAGGTTGATCAGATTATCGAACAGGCACTTGAGGATGGCGTTATTGAAAGGCATGAGGCCGAAGAAATCATGGTGCATCACCGCCGCCACCTGGCAGCTCGCGAAGAAGAGATTGCCGCAATCATCACGCTTTTTTCACGCAAAAAGAAGTGACGCCAGCGAGTTGCAGCTCCTGGCGTCGTGGCGTGTCGTTATCAGTGGAGATTACTAACGCATGAACAGTTTATCAACACAATACCGCAGGTCGCAACTTGTAGCGCGGCCAGTTCCTGGTGGAGCAGGACCGGTGCAGTTCGTGTATGGGGTAAGAGTACCAGGCGGGTTCGAGCCTGTCTGCTACCAGTTTGCTCAGTGGGTGGTAGGGGACTTTAACGGCCAGGCGGAGAAAGTATGCGAGAGCTCAACCGATGGTTCAGAGATCACTACGGTGTCCCGGTCAGGGTCATACGCTGGGAGCCCCAGACACAGCGCGTTATATACCTGCGTAAAGGGTACGAGCATGAATGCTTTAGCCCCCTCGAGCAATTCAGACGTAAATTCAGAGAAATAAAGGACGATCATGAGCACTAAATTAACAGGATACGTCTGGGACGCTTGTGCATCTTCTGGGATGAAGCTATCCAGCGTGGCAATCATGGCGCGCCTGGCTGACTTCAGCAACGATGAGGGTGTTTGCTGGCCTTCTATTGCGACCATATCCCGTCAGATTGGCGCTGGTGAAAGTACTGTCAGAACGGCGATAGCTGCACTTGAGAAAGAGGGGTGGCTCACTCGCACACAGCGCCGCAACGGCAACCGTAATGCATCGAACGTCTACCAGCTCAACGTTTCCAAACTACAGAAAGCGGCATTTTCTCACCTGTCAGTTTCTGACACCTCAAAATCTGATGCGTCAAAATCTGATGCGTCAAAATCTGATGCGTCAAAAATTGACCCCTCAAAATTTGAGGCGTCGGAATCCATCAAAAAAACCAGTTTTGACCCGTCAGAATCTGGTGGGGATCCGTCAGTAAAATCAACTACTGATCCATCAGATATAAATCCTTCTTGTCCGGACGCTTCGCAACCGGACGAACAGGGCTCTGCTGATGAATTTCTGTCACGACATCCTGAGGCGGTGGTGTACAGCGCTGCAAAGCGGCAGTGGGGCAGCCAGGACGATTTAACCTGCGCCGAGTTCATTTGGGGAAAAATTATCAGCATGTACGAACTGGCGGCTGAAAGTGATGGTGAGGTAGTTCGCCCTAAAGAACCAAACTGGACCGCATGGGCGAATGAGGTTCGCCTGATGGTGATGCAGGACGGGAGAACCCATAAGCAAATTTGCTCACTGTTCAAGCGCGCCAACAAAGATTCGTTCTGGTGTAAAAACGTACTCAGCCCGTCGAAGCTTCGGGAAAAATGGGATGAGCTGTCGTTAAAACTATCTGCTCCACTCAATAGCTCCCGCCAGGAGTCGTCCATTTCTCGAGCCAGCTTCGACGGGGTTGATTACTCATTGCCAGAAAACTCGGGGTTCCGCACATGAGCAAGCCATTTCTCAAATGGGCTGGTGGAAAGTATACCCAGCTGGCTGACCTGTTCGTGCATATCCCAGCAGGGAAACGCCTGATAGAGCCATTCGTTGGTGGTGGGTCGGTATTCCTGAACAGCGAAAAGCACGCAGATTACCTGCTGGCGGACGTTAATCCGGACCTGATTAATCTGTATCAGATGTTAGCGGTGGTGCCGGATGAAGTGGAATTGAAGGCCCGCTGGTTGTTCGAGCACATGCGGTCACCAGATGGTTATGAGCTGATCCGTTCCGAGTTCAACGCTCAGACGCTGGATGCTACTGAACGCGCAGCTGCTTTCCTGTATCTCAACCGGCATTGCTTCAATGGCCTGATGCGCTACAACCAGGCGAACAAATTCAATGTGGGCTGGGGAGGCTACAAGGCTCCGTATTACCCGATGGATGAGATGAAAGCCTTCGCGGCTATGGCGCCTAACTGCGTATTCATGACCGCTGATTACCGCCGAACTATCAGCCTGGCCGGGAAAGGGGATGTGGTTTACTGCGATCCGCCTTACGAACCGATGCCGGGAACAGCCGGATTCACTGCCTACGCCGCTGGTGGGTTTAACTGGGAGAACCAGGTAGACCTGGCGAAGCAATGTGTATCAGCCTTTCACCGTGGGGCTCGGGTAGTCATTTCTAACTCATCCGCCCCGAAGGTTCTCGACCTGTACCGGGAGCATGGTTTTAACCTGCAATTCATCAACGCGCGCCGTTCGATCTCCTGCAAAAGCAGTACGCGGGAAGTCGCAAAAGACGTTGTAGCGATCCTTTAAGGGGGCTAAATGAAACTGACTTTACCATTTCCACCGAGCGTAAATAGTTACTGGCGCGCCCCGAGCAAGGGGGCGCTGAAAGGCAGGCATCTGGTAAGCGAGACAGGGCGCAAGTTCCAGCAGGCAGCGAGAGCGGCGATTATTGAGCAACTGCGGGCCGTTCCCCGGCCATCCTCTGATCTGGCCGAGGTTCATATTGTGTTGTATCCGCCGGATGAGCGCCGTCGGGATATCGATAACTACAACAAAGCGCTGTTCGATGCCCTGACCCTAACAGGCGTCTGGGAAGACGACAGTCAGGTTAAGCGTATGCTGGTGGAGTGGGGGAGCATCGTGAAGAAAGGGAAAGTAGAAATCACCATCCGACGTTTTCGTGCAGCTGCCTGACGTGGAGATGATATGAGAGCACTATTAACCCCTGAGATTGCCCCACGCATGGGCGTTGTTCTGCTTCGCCCAGGTGCTGATCTCATGCCGATGTTCAGGAGAGGGCGGGTACTGATTGAGCCTGCACCGGAAAAATACAGCGACTACGCAACTGGCGCTATCCCTCCCGCCACGCAGCCACTGGCAGGAGATCCGGTTTTGAAGCCAGTATTCGAAAACAAAGACGTCATTCTGCGCGCGGGTGGTATTAGCTCGCTGGAGGCCGAGCTGGAGCGTCGTTTTGAATGCCAGTATCCCCACGGCTCATGGCACAGCGAAAATTTTACGCTGTTCCGGCATGAGCCTGGCAGCATCCGCCTTTGCTGGGCCTGCGATAACCTGCTGCGTGATCAGTACACAGAGACGCTGGCAGGCATTGCGCGTGAGAACCTGGTATCCTGGCTGATAACGGTCATCCGCTCACAGCTGGGGTTCAACGAAGACCATCAACTGACGATCCCCGAGTTGTGCTGGTGGCTGGTAATAAACAATCTGGCGCACGTCATCCCTGAATCGCTGGCCCGGAAAGCCCTGCGATTGCCGGAAATAAAGCATCAGCCGGTGATGAGGGAGAGCGATATTGTGCCGGAGCCAGCGGCGAGCGAAGTGGTGCAGAAAAAGATTCTCGGTCTTCGCGTAGATCCTGAAACGCCGGAATCATTCATGCTGCGACCAAAGCGCCGCCGCTGGGTAAACGAGAGCTGGACGCGCTGGGTTAAGTCTCAGCAGTGTGTCTGCTGTAACAAACAAGCAGATGATCCCCATCACCTGATAGGCCACGGACAAGGTGGAATGGGAACAAAAGCGCATGACCTGTTTGTGTTGCCGCTTTGCAGAGCGCATCACGACGAGTTGCACGCTGACACCGTGGCATTTGAGGAGAAGCACGGCTCACAGCTGGAGCTGCTGTTTCGATTTCTGGATCGTTCGCTGGCAATTGGCGTGCTGGCATAGTGGAGAACGCATAATGATTAACCCGTCCGAGGTTGGAAAAGCTGGTGAAATGGTCAGGCTGAAAACGCTGGAAGCCATCTGGATTCAGGGGAAGCTGCGCATGTGGGGCCGCTGGTCCTACATCGGCGGCGGTAGTGGTGGAAATATGTTCAATCAGCTGTTGGCGTCAGGGAAGATAACGAAGACCGCTATAAACGATGCTTTGCGCCGTATGAAAAAATCAGGCATTACCAAGCCGGAGCTGGAAGCGTTCTTTAAGGAAATCCTCAGTGGTAAAAATAAAAGCGGCCTGGCGTTTTGTACTGACGAGGAAGCGTTGATAATTGATTCTGTGCTTAGTGCTCAGCTTGTGCGTTCCGGTAATAAAGCTCTCTATAAGTTAATCAAGGATCGATATGTCTACCGCATGAGTAAGAAGGCTATGGCGAAAGAGCTAAACGAAAAGCATCCAGAATGGTGCTTGCGGACTTGTGAGAGCAGGATCGATGTTTGGCTAAATCTTGCAGAATCGATGCTTTACGCACCCATGTGTGACGCATTTGGCACAAATGGCGACAGATTTTACTTGCATAGTTGCGCGGAAAGTGCTTGAATTGTGATAAGCTCGGGACGTTAAAGCGAACTGAGCAGCAAAACAAAACATTAACCCGCCACCTGTGCGGGTTTTTTACATTTAAGAGGCTGCCATCAGGCGGCCTTTTTTGTTTCCCCTCGCACTGAGAGGACTCACAGCAATAAGAGGGGGCTAAATGTCCGATCCTGTTTCTGGCACAACGGTAGCTGCTGGCGGGCTGATGGGGGCCAGTATGTTCGGCCTTGCAACTGGCATTGATTATGGTGTGGTATTTGGTGCGTTCGCTGGGGCGGTGTTCTATGTCGCTACGGCGGTAAATATCAGCCGCCTAAAGCTGGTGGGCTACTTCATAACTTCATTCATCTTCGGTGTGATTGGTGCTCCTCTGCTAGGGTCTTACTTCTCAAAGTGGACGGGGTACAGTGACAGGCCGCTTGATGCACTCGGTGCTGTAATCGTTGCAGCCATCGCCATTAAATTGCTGACGTTCGTTAACAGTCAGGATCTGGGTAGCCTGTTTGGGATTCTCTCTCGCTTACGTGGAGGAGGGACAAGCAATGGTAACAAGTGATCCGAGCGCAATCGTCAATGCGGTGATATGCGCTGTAATTGTTGGGGCGTTGATGTTCTACCGGCGCGACGGGTCAAGACACCGCCCCATGATATCGCTGATGGCTTACTTCACTGTGCTGGTTTATGCCAGCATCCCTTTCCGTTTCCTGTTTGGTTTGTACGAGTCATCCCACTGGCTGGTGGTACTGGCAAACATTCTTATCTGCGGCGCGGTTCTCTGGTTCAGGGGGAATATAGCGCGTCTGGTTGATGCACTGAGGCACTAATGAATCAAACACAATTCCAGAAGGCGGCTGGTATCAGCGCCGGGTTAGCTGCGCGCTGGTTTCCGCATATTACAGCCGCGATGAAAGAGTTTGGCATCACTACCGCTATCGACCAGGCAATGTTCATTGCTCAATGCGGCCATGAAAGCATCGGGTTTAACAGGGTGGTGGAGAATTTCAACTACAGCATCGCCGGGCTTGCTGATTTTGTTCGTTACGGCAGATTAACTCAGGATCAAGCCAATTCCCTCGGGCGCAGCCAGTCGGAAACAGTGTTACCTCTGGAGCGCCAGCGGGCTATCGCCAACATTGTCTATAGCAAGCGGTTGGGTAACAACAGGGCAACTGATGGATGGGTTTATCGTGGGCGCGGACTTATTCAAATAACCGGACTTTCTAATTACAGGGACTGCGGCAGCGGTTTGAAGGTTGATCTGGTGGCACAGCCAGAATTACTGGAGCAGTCCTCGTACGCGGCCCGTAGTGCAGCATGGTTCTATGTCTCAAAAGGTTGCTTGAAATATCCGGGTGATCTTGTCCGGGTCACGCAGATTATAAACGGCGGACAAAACGGGATTAATAACCGGCGAGTTCGCTTCCTGAAAGCAAAATCGGTGCTGGTGGTGTGATTATGGGAATCGAAGCTATCGCGGGGCTGGTGGTTGTCATCTTGGCTGCTATCGCTGGCGCGTTCGGCATTGGTCATGCTCGCGGGACCAGTAAGGCGGAAGCCAAAGCCGATCAGCAGCGCGCTGAAGAAAACGCCGCTGCTACTGTCGCCGCGGCAGAACGCCGTGCTGAAGTCACAAAAGGGGCCAGTGATGTACAGGAAGATGTTAAGCGTATGGGCGATGACGATGTTGATCGCGAGCTGCGCGAAAGATTTACCCGCCCCGGTGGTGGTTGATACAGCGTGCAGCTGGGTGCGGATCATCTACCTTACTGACCACGATATCGATGTGCTGGATAAGCAAACCAAGCGCGACATTCTGGCACACAACAAAGCAGTGCAGGCCAATTGCCAAAACATTACCCCCACCAAGGGATAAATCACCAACTATCCCCACCCGAGGATAAAGCAATGAAGCAATAAGCGGATAGACCGCAGCAGCCGAATGGCGGCAATCGCAGGGGCATAACCTGCGCCCGAGTCTCTCGTCGTGAGCCAGCTTCGCATCTGGTTAGGGTTAATGAATATAAGTAGCGCCGGGGAAGCATCAGGAAAGCCAATCCTGAACTGGTTATGGGCGGCCATAGGGCGGCATACGACTCAAGGGCATGAGCGCGGCCACTGCGAGAGTGTGGCAATGCATTACAGAAGCCATTTCGGATAGTGACTTCGATAATGCTCCCACATCGCACAGAGGTAACACATGGCAGAGATCACTTCAGCTCAACAGATTCGAATGAACTTGCTTGCAATGCTTGGCTATGACACAGCCGCAGCGAAAGAAGCCATTCAGTTCGTTCAGGATGACGATCTCAAGTATCAAATGTTCGTCCAGCAATACAACCGTGTCACGACTGAGAACACCTACGTGGCAAAGGCCATGAAGGCAATTCAGGAGTCTACTGAAGCTCTGACGCTGTTTGATACCATCGCAGAGCAGGCGAGCTAAGGCATTACAGCAGGCATTCACAGAGTGCCTGTGATAATGTCACCTGGTTAAAACTGGAATCAGGGCCAACATTATGATGAGAAAAGTTATTGTCTTTTTCAATGGAGCAGAACCATATACGGTTACTGTCGGTCTTCACCTCAGGGAGATTCGCCTACAATATCCAGATGGTGCGGTTACAGATTTGCCAATATTAGTCGTACAAGTCCCTAATAATGCGAGGCGTGAAGAATATTATATCGCATCAGACAGAGACTTAGATGATCAAGAAGTAATTGATGCCATATCAATACTCCGTTGATCTCATAAATAGATAGCCCTGCAAATGCGGGGCTTTTTTTTGGAGTTAAAACGATGCCCGCACTAATTCCCCGTGCATGCCGTAAGCGTGGATGCGCAGGCACAACAACCGACCGCTCAGGCTACTGCGAGAAGCACCGCAATGAAGGTTGGCAGCAGCATCAGCAGGGTAAGAGCAGGCATGAGCGTGGCTATGGTAGCAAATGGGACGTCATACGAGCCTGCATCCTTAAGCGTGATAATCACTTGTGTCAGAACTGCCTTCGAAGCGGGCGAGCTGTCGCAGCAAAGACGGTTGACCACATCAAGGCCAAGGCTCATGGGGGTACCGATGACGATTCGAACCTCGAAAGCCTGTGCTGGCCCTGCCATCGAACGAAAACCGGGCGCGAACGCATCAAATGATATCGATTCACATTTGAGGCGAGGCAGATGGGGGGGCGGGGTCAAATCCCTGACGGCGAAGGCCCAAAGGACCGCCGCCTAACCTTTTTTCACACCGCCGCAGGTTAGAAAACTTTTTTTTGGGGTCCCCCATCCAATGATTAATAGGAGTTTTCGATTATGCCAGGACCACCGAAAACCCCGACACATCTGGCTTTAGTGAAGGGGAACCCATCCAAGCGCCCGATCAATAAGAACGAGCCAAAACCCCCGTCAGGGGTCCCCCCAATACCGAAACATTTCGATAAACAGGGTAAGTACTGGTTCAAACGTATTGGTGATGAACTTGATGCCGTCGGCGTGTTGACCACGCTTGATGCTAAAGCGCTGGAGTTGTTGATAGAAGCCTATGTTGAATACCGGCATCACTGCGACACGCTTGATCGTGAAGGTTACACCTATGCCGTCTACAGCGAAGATGATTCAGATGAAGGAGGGGAGCGGGAAATCAGAATGATAAAACCGCACCCTGCAGCAGTCATGAAGGCTGATGCGTGGAAACGGATCAGAGCGATGCTGAGCGAATTCGGCATGACACCTGCCAGCCGATCAAAGGTTGGTGCAAAAGGCCCGGCAGAAGCCGACCCACTGGAAGAATTTCTTAAAAAGCGCAAATGATGAATGGCAACCGTTGCAGATGGATTCCGCTACGCCGAGCGCGTGGTATCTGGCGATATCGTTGCTGGCGAACTGGTGCGTCTTGCGTGCCAGCGGTTCTTTCATGATTTAGAGCACGGCCCGGAGCGCGGTGTTTATTTTGATGAAGGCCGCGCCCAGCACGTTCTCGATTTTTATAACTTCGTCCCCCATGTGAAGGGGCACTTGACCGGCAAGCCGATCGAGTTGATGGACTGGCACACCTTCATCCTGATTAACCTTTTCGGGTTTGTCGTCCCGCTGATAGATGAAATAACGTTTGAGAGCATTCTTGACGACGATGGCGACCCCATGTTTGTGCGTCGCTTTCGTACCGCCTATGACGAAGTAGCGCGTAAAAATGCAAAATCAACGCTTTCGTCTGGCATCGGGCTTTATATGACTGGTGCCGACGGTGAGGGTGGTTCTGAGGTTTATTCCGCAGCAACAACCAGGGATCAGGCCCGCATCGTGTTTGATGATGCGAAGCGCATGATTAAGCTGGCTCCGAAAACACTGGGCCGTTTGTTTGGTAGTAACAAGCTGAATATTCACCAGGAGCGGACGGGCTCAAAATTCGAACCTGTAGCCAGTGATGCGAATAACCTCGACGGCCTGAATATTCACTGCGGGATCGTTGATGAGCTGCACGCACATAAAACCCGTGACGTCTGGGAAGTTCTGGAAACAGCGACCGGGGCGCGCCTGCAGTCCCTTATTTTTGCAATCACTACTGCGGGTTTTAATAAAGAAGGTATCTGCTACGAGCAACGTGATTATGCAATCAAGGTTCTGAAGAACTTTGATAACCCTGACCCGCTTTCAATTAAGGATGACAGCTATTTTGCGCTGATTTATACCCTGGATGAGGGGGACGATCCTTTCGACGAGGCAAACTGGCCGAAAGCAAATCCCGGCCTGGGGATATGTAAGCGTTGGGACGATATGCGCCGTCTGGCTAAAAAGGCGAAAGAGCAGGTGGCGGCGCGTGTCGGTTTTTTTACCAAGCATCTCAATATCTGGGTGCAAGGTGAAAAAGCATGGATGGATATGGCGCGCTGGGAAAAATGCCGTGACGACTGGGACGACTCCACTTCAGCCAACTGGTCAATGTGGCTCGGCGTTGACCTTTCCAACAAAATTGATATTTCAGCTGCAGTTAAAGTCTGGCTTGCTCCAAATGGCGATGTTTATGTCCGCTCCAGATTCTGGATACCTGAAGGTCGGCTGGAAGCCTGTTCCAAGCAGCAGGCGGACCTTTACAGAAAATGGAATCTCGCTGGATTCCTTGAGTTAACCGATGGCGATGTCGTTGACCATGCAGTAATTAAAGAGGAAACGATCGAATGGGCGCGAGGTGACTCGCTGAACGAGTTTGCATACGACCCGTGGAGTGCCACTCAGTTTGCTTTGTCGGTAGCAGCTGAAGGTGTACCAATTGTTGAAGTCCCTCAGACGGTTAAAAACCTGTCTGAAGCAATGAAGGAAGTCGAGGCGAAAATTTACGCCGGGCGTTTTCATCACGATGGCAATCCAGTGATGACATGGATGATGTCAAACGTCACTGTCAAACCAGACAAAAACGAGAATATTTTCCCCAACAAGGCCACGCCTGAAAACAAAATTGACGGTCCTGTCGCGATGTTTATTGCGATGAGTCGCTTGCTTGTTAACGGTGGTGGTGAAGTTGACTTCCTGTCCACTATCGATCCTGACGAAGACCTTTTACTTCTATGAAAACTCTAATCACTGATGTTATCGGGCTTACCGGGTTCGGTTCGCTTGCTGCAGGCGTGTATCTCCAGTTCGGTCTGGCGATGTCTCTGATGATGTCGGGAACCCTGCTACTCATTTATGCGCTGTTAGCGGCAATGAGGGGGAATAATGCTGCTTGATGCTCTTTTTCGCAGTGAACCACTGGAAAATCCGGCCACGCCGATCACGAGTGAATCGGCTGAAACCGATAACGTGTTTGCCCGAGACGTATTTGTCAGCCCGCAAACGGCGATGAAGCTGGCTGCGGTGTATGCCTGTATTTACGTTATCTCTTCGAATATCGCTCAGATGCCGCTGCATGTTATGCGGAAAACCAATAACAAGGTTGAAGCTGCCCGCGATCACCCTGTGTTTTACCTGGTTCACGATGAGCCGAATATGTGGCAGACCAGCTATAAGTGGCGTGAGTTAAAACAGCGTCATATTTTGGGCTGGGGGAATGGTTACACCTGGGTGAAGCGTTCCCGTCGTGGTGAAGTTTCCGGGCTGGAATGCTGCATGCCCTGGGAAACGACACTGCTTAACACGGGTGGTCGGTATACCTATGGCGTTTACAACGAAGAGGGGGCGTTTGCCGTCAATCCCGACGATATGGTGCATATCCGGGCGCTGGGTAACAACCAGAAAATGGGGCTTAGCCCAATTATGCAGCATGCCGAGACGATAGGCATGGGGATGAGCGGGCAGGCTTATACCAGTTCATTCTTCAACGGTAATGCGCGACCCGCTGGCATTATTTCGGTGAAAAACCAGCTGAATGAAGAAAGCTGGGGGCGTTTAAAAAGCATGTGGCAAAAAGCTACAGCTGCTTTGCGCAGCCAGGAGAATAAAACAATGCTTCTCCCGGCAGAGCTGGATTACAAAGCGCTCACCGTTTCCCCGGTTGATGCCCAGATCATTGATATGTCGAAGCTGAACCGGTCGATGATTGCCGGGATATTTAATGTTCCGGCGCACATGATTAACGATCTCGAAAAAGCCACTTTCTCAAATATTACGCAGCAGGCCATTCAGTTTGTCCGCTACACGATCATGCCGTGGGTAACGAACTGGGAACAGGAACTCAATCGCCGCCTGTTCACCCGTGCTGAACTGGCCGCCGGATATTACGTCAGGTTTAACCTGACAGGCCTGCTACGCGGGACCCCGCAGGAACGTGCTCAGTTCTACCACTTTGCGATCACTGATGGCTGGATGAGCCGCAATGAAGCGCGAGCCTTCGAAGACATGAATCCGGTAGATGGCCTGGATGAAATGCTGGTGAGCGTTAACGCCGCGAACCCCGCAGACGATTTTAAGGCACCTAAAACCGACGAGGAAAAGCCCAATGAATGACCGTGAAACGCGCTGTTACAGCGGGGAGGTCAGAGCCGAGCAACGCACCGATGAACCTACCCGCATTCTGGGCTATGGCTCGGTGTTCAACAGCCGTTCTGAACCCCTGTGGGGATTCCGTGAAATCATCAAGCCCGGAGCATTTGACGATGTGCTGAATGATGATGTACGCGGGCTGTTTAACCATGACCCCAACTTTATTCTCGGACGGAGCGCTGCCGGGACGCTATCCCTGTCTGTCGATGAGCGCGGCCTGCGTTACGACATTACAGCGCCGGATACGCAAACTATCCGCGATCTGGTGCTGGCGCCGATGATGCGCGGTGACATTAACCAGTCATCTTTTGCCTTCCGGGTATCCCATGACGGTGAAAACTGGTACCAGGACGATGAAGGGATCGTTATTCGTGAAATATCGAAGTTTTCCCGGCTGTTTGATGTCAGTCCGGTGACTTATCCCGCATATCAGGAGGCCGACTCCGGCGTCCGATCGATGAAAGCCTGGCAGGAGGCGCGCGACAGCGGTGCGCTAAAGAACGCCATTAATCAACGAATGGCGCGTGAGCGCCTGCTGACCCTTCTTAACGCGTAAGGAAAAATCATGAAACTGCATGAAATGAAGCAAAAACGTAACACCATCGCCAAAGATATGCGTGCCCTGCATGACAAAATTGGTGATACCCCCTGGACCGATGAACAGCGTACTCAGTGGAACGCTGCAAAATCGGAGCTTGACGCCCTTGATGAGCGTATTGCACGCGAAGAGGAACTGCGCCGCCAGGATCAGGACTATATCCACGAAAACGAGCCGGAACAGCGCCAGCAGCAGAATCGTGATCCAGCGAACCCGGAAGCACAGGCTAACGAACGTCGTGCTGCGGCGTTTAATGCGTTTTTGCGCCGTGGTCTTGGCGAGATGAGCGCTGAAGAACGCCAGGCTTTAAAGGAGCTGCGTGCTCAGGGCACGACGCCGGATGAAAAAGGGGGTTACACCGTACCAACCCAGTTCCGCAATAAGATCGTCGAAGCACTGAAAGATTACGGTGGAATTGCCAGTGTGGCGCAAATTCTGAATACCGCCAACGGCCAGGACATTGACTGGGCAACCTCTGACGGTACCACTGAAGAAGGTGAACTGCTGGGCGAAAACACTGAAACCAGTGAAGAAGACGTGTCTTTCGGCGGTGCTACGCTGGGGGCTAAAAAACTGTCCTCTAAAATCATTCGCGTATCCAATGAACTGCTCCAGGACAGCGGCGTAGATATTGAGGCGTTCCTAGCCGCGCGTATAGCCACTCGCATCGGACGTGGTGAAGCGAAGTATCTGGTATTAGGGACCGGCACCGGCACCCCGCTGCAGCCTAAAGGGCTGGCTGCGTCGGTAACTGGCACCAAAAATACCGCAGCAGCGACCACCTTTACCTGGAAAGAGCTGAACGCACTGAAGCACTCTGTCGACCCGGCATACCGTAACGGTCCAAAGGTGCGCTGGGCCTTTAACGATGCAACGTTGCAGCTGGTGGAGGAAATGGAGGACGGACAGGGCCGCCCGCTCTGGTTACCGAACATTATCGGTGGCGCACCTGCTACTGTTCTGCAGGTGCCGTATGTCGTTGACCAGGCTATTCCTGATATCGCGGCTGGTGCCAAATTTGCCTACTTCGGCGATTTTAACCGCTTTATCGTTCGTCGCGTCACTTACATGACCCTGAAACGGCTGGTTGAGCGTTACGCAGAGTACGATCAGACTGGCTTCCTGGCCTTCCACCGCTTCGACTGCGTACTGGAAGATACCGGCGCGATTAAGGCGCTGGTGGGTAAACCGGCATCTGGCGGCTAAGGCAATAATCAGCTTCAACCTCCACCGCTCCGGCGGTTTTTTTATGCCCGCAGTTCGCTGCGGGCCAGGGAAAATACATGAGCACAACGATTGAGATGTTGCGGGCGCAGTGTCGGATCGATATTGACGATGCAACCGAAGATGAACTGCTGACGCTGTATTTCACAGCTGCTCGGCGTCGCGCAGAGAACTTCATTAATCGGAAACTGTATGAAGACTCTGTGCCTGATACCGATCCAGACGGGTTAAAAATTGCTGACGATATCCTCCTGGCGCTGATGCTTCTTGTTGGGCATTGGTTCAACAGCAGGGAAGAAGCTTCCGATGTAAATAAAATGAGTATTCCCTTCGGCTTCACTTCGTTGCTTGAACCCTACCGATATATCCCACTTTGAGGTGATTTATGGCCTGTGAAGGGTGTCTCCGTCGGCGTGAATGGTTAAAAAAGTGGACGAAAATAGCCTATGAACGAGCAACTGGTAAACGCGCTGATAGCAGCGCTGAGAGAACAAACAGCAGCACAGAGAGAGCAAACGGAAGCGATAAACCGCCTGGCTGAATCTAACGTCGCCCTGTCCGATGTAATTATCCAGTCGCTGGCTGCAGATGACGATATTGAAATCACTTCACTGGGTGATGATCGCCCCGTTTACCTGAGTCAAAGAACAAGGGGGTGATATGCAGGCCGGAAAATTGCGTCACAGGATCACCCTGCAGGAGCCAGTAAAAGAACAGAACCCGACAACGGGAGCCGTGATTAATACCTGGCGCGATGTCGCAACCCTTTGGGCCGAAGTCGCTCCTTTATCCGCACGTGAGTTTATCGCCGCCCAGGCTTCTCAGGGCGAAGTTACCACACGGATAACGATGCGTTACCGTGAGGGTGTCACCCGCAAACATCGGATCCTGTTTCGTGGCCGCTTCTACAACATTGAGGGCGTTTTACCTGACCCCCGGAGTGGCAGGGAATACCTGACACTGCCTTGTTCAGATGGAGCTAACGATGGCTGATGGTGTAGAAGTAAATCTGACCGGCCTCGATTCCGTCCTGGGGAAACTGGATGCCGTCTCACAGGTCACTCGCGATAAATCCGGTCGTGCAGCGCTGCGTAAAGCGGCAAACGTAATCAGGGACAGAGCGCGCAATAATGCCGCGCGGATTGATGATCCTCTCACCAAAGAGGCTATCTACAAAAACATTGTGGTCAGCTTCAGCAGCAAGGCGTTTCGCAGAACCGGCGATCCAACGTTTCGTGTCGGGGTGATGGGCGGCGCCAGGCAATACGCCAATACAAAGGCCAACGTCCGAAAAGGCAGGGCGGGTAAAAGTTATAACACTGCCGGAGATAAAGGTAATCCCGGCGGGGATACCTGGTACTGGCGATTCCTGGAGTTCGGCACAGAACATGCTGCAGCGAGGCCAATAATTAGGCCTGCAGTGAATGGGGTCGATGCCGACGTGATTAACGTTTTTGCTTTGGAGCTGGAAAAGTCCATCGATCGCGCTGTACGACGGGCGGCTAAAAAAGGAACTCCGGTATGATTGCTCCAATATTTGCAGTTTGCGCAGCCAGCCAGGCAGTCAGGGATTTGTTAGGTTCTACTCCCGTGCGGCTTTATCCGTTCGGTATGCAGGACGACAATATCGTTTATCCCTACGCAGTCTGGCAAAACGTAGGTGGCTTCCCTGAAAATTATCTAAACCAGCGGCCAGATGTAGATCACTATTCTCTGCAGATTGATGTCTATGGTGATACTGACACCGATGTGATCGCCGTTGCCCGCGCTTTGCGTGACGCAATTGAGGGCAAGGCCTATATCACCCGATGGGGTGAACAAAGCCGCGATCCTGAAACAATGCGATACCGCTATTCCTTCGATGTTGACTGGATAACGACCAGATAACCAACAACCCCAAACTGACCCGCCTTGTGCGGGTTTTTCTTTTATGGAGACAAAACATGTCTGTATTAACGCAAGGCACGCAGTTTTTTGTGCTCAAGTCTGGCGTGGTCAGCGAGGTTGAATGCATCACCAGTTTCAACCCCGGCGGCAACCCTGCCGATCAGATTGAAGATACCTGTCTGAGTGAGCGGGATTCCAGAACCTACAAAAAGGGGCTTAAAACGCCTGCGGCCGCAACCGTCGGGCTTAACGCTGATCCGACGAACGCCAGCCACATTATGTTGCATGGCCTCGCTGAAGCGAATGACCAGACGCCGTTAACTTTTGCGGTTGGCTGGTCAGATGGAACCAGTGTCCCGACAGCCGCCGCTCCTGGCGCTGAGGATGCTGTTGATGGTCTGGTGCTGCCATCGGATCGAACCTGGTTCATTTTCCAGGGTTACGTTTCCGACTTCCCGTTTGATTTTCAGGGTAACGCTGTTGTGACGACCTCCGCCACGATCCAGCGGTCTGGCTCTTCCGTATGGGTGCCGAAGGCCGCAGCGTAATTAATATGCCCGGTTATCCGGGCTTTTCAATTCAGGAGCTGAAATGCAACTTACTCTCGATACGTTAAAAGAAACCGGTGCCTTTACCGGGCGTCCCGTGGAAAAAGAAATTAAGTGGAAAGGCCGTGACGGGAAAGAGCATATCGCAACCGTCTATGTGCGCCCGATGGGCTACCACACCACTAAAGCTGAACTGTTGGCGTATAACGGGAAATCGGACCCGATTGCTGAGCGCATTGCGGCGCATATTTGCGATCAGGACGGCGCCCCAGTGTTTACCGCGGCTGACATTCTTGGAACTGCTACCCCGGAGCGTGGGGCGCTAGACGGTCCGATCGTTATGGCCCTCCTGGCTGCAATTCATGATGTAAACGAACTGGGAAAGACTACGAGCTAACCGGCGAGGATGAATTCTGGTGCGAACTGGTGATGAACGGCATCGGCGGCCGCACCATCGCAGAGGCTCAGGAGCGGATGAGTCGCAGGGAATTTCTGGTTTGGCTCAAGTACCGTGAGAAGTACGGACCGCTCAATATCATGATGCGTACCGAGTGGGGGGCTTCGCTGGTGGCGTCTGTCCTAGCTAACATCAATAAGGCAAAGAACACGCCGCCGTTCAAGGTAAGTGACTTTGCACCGCACATCAACGAAGCGCCATTATCTCTGGAAGAGGCCATGAAATCCTGGGACTAATTATTGTTTTTGCCTTTAAAAAAATCCTGCTACCCTTTTGGTAACTATTATCACGAGGGAATGATATGAAGAGTTCAGGGCAGTTGTTATCGCTGGCAGGTATAATTATCGCGGTGTACTCATTGTTCTTTATGGATGTGAGTGTTGAGGTTGGCGATGGTACAAGAGTTAATAATATTGGGCTAATGGCTCAACAGCAAAACTATTTATTAGTTGCAGTTGTTCTTTTTCTTGCTGGTATCTTTATTTCATTCTCAGGGAGAAAGAAGTCATTACAAGAGGTAGATTTCACTAAAATAGAATCTTTATCATCAGATGACTTTGTTTCTTTGAAAGATGGTGAACCATGTCTTAATATCTTGGCTGTAGACAATCTTGCAATGATGTTTTTAAAAAAACATGGTTCAAGTAGTGTTAATGATATCCTTTTTATGAATATGCCTTTAATCGATAGGTTAGAACAAGGTCTCCCTGAACCACTAAGGAAAGATTTTAAATCTACCCTTAAAAGGAGGTTAAAGGACAATTGTTAAAATAACGCCCGCTAAAAGCGGGCTTTTTTTCACTTGGAGAATTTATGGCTGGCAAGTCACTGGGAACTCTGACTATCGACTTGGTTGCAAAAGTTGGTGGATTTGTTTCAGGGATGGATAAAGCTGAGCGTGCATCAGCCAAGTGGAGCAAGCAGGTACAAGATGATGTGGCAAAATCCAGTGCTGCACTAGCAGGTATAGGGGCAGCAGCTATTGCAGCTGGGCTGGCTGTTGGTGCATCCGGATTTCAATTACTGAAATCCACATCCAGGCAAATAGCAGAAACTGACCGCTGGGCTAAATCATTACAATTATCTACCCAGGAACTTCTTGCTTGGCAGTTTGCAGCTGAAAAGGCTGGTGTCTCCGGTGACCAAATGGCTGATATCTTCAAGGATATTGGTGATAAGATTGGTGACGCGGTATTAAATAAATCAGGTGAAGCTGTTGATGCGCTCAACGCTCTTGGATTATCTGCGGAAAAACTATCAAAAGTCAGTCCAGATAAACAATTGCTCGCTATCGGTGAATCTTTGGAGAAAATTAGTACTAATGCCGAGAAGACCACCATTCTTGAAAGTTTGGGTAACGACCTTTCAAAATTACTTCCTTTGTTTGATAACAACAACCAAAAACTCAAACAGTTTATTGACCTTGCTAAAGATTATGGTGTTGCTCCTGATCCATCCTCTATTGATGATTTAGTAAAGGTTAATCAACTTTTTGAAGATATGGAGGCTCAGGTTGCAGGGCTGAAAATTGAGATTGCAGCCGGATTGGCAAAAGTTGATCTAACTCCTTTGCAGGGCTCACTTGATAAGCTTCATGACGTACTGACTGACCCCTTGGTTCTTCAAGGAATTTCTGATCTTGTATCGGAAGTCGCTCAACTTGCTGGATGGCTTGTAAAAGCAGCTGCAGGTGCGGGCCAACTAGCAGCCAGCACAGGAAACCGTTTTGCGGCACTTAGTGGCAAGATCGACCTAACAAATATAGACCAAGTTAATGAACGTATTGAATACCTGCAAAAAATCCTTGAAGGAAAAAAAGGTTTTTACTCTCAAAGTGAGTCTATGTTTGGTTGGATTACAGGGGTAGATGACAGCGCGAAAGCACTAAATGATGAACTGCTATCTCTTATAGAAACAAGAGATAAATTTTCTAAAGCTAGTAAATCGGTGCTACCCCTTCAGGTAGCCACTGTGGGAACGGACAACCCATTTTCTTTACCTCCTGGTGGTACGAACGGAAAACCTGTTAAAACACCAACAAGTAAAACAGAAAATGCTTTTAACAGTAGATTGCTTGATCTACAAAAACAAGCTGCCCTTATTGAAACTACTGGTAAAAAAACAGCTGAGGTTACCGAGCTCGAAAAAATAAATTTTGATATTACCAGTGGCAATCTTAAAAAATTGTCAGAAGCTCAAAAAGAACAGCTTCGCACTGCTGCAAAAGCCCTGGATTCTAAAAAGGAAGAGCTTAGGCTTAATCAGGAAAATGCCCAGGTTGCGGAATATGTTTCCGGCTTAGAAAGGCAGAATAAGTTAGTGCAGCAAGGATTTGATAATGAAATTGTTGGCCGTTATTCTGGTGGTCGTGAGCGATCACGCATGCAGGATAATAATGATATACAGCAGGATTTTGCATATCAACAGGATGAACTTTTAAACCAGCTCCAATCTGGAGATATAGACCAAAGTCTTTACGATAAAAAGAAAGAAGCATTACAGAATTCTCTTGATGAGAGGCTTAAAATACAGGAGGAATATTACAAGAAGCAGGATGAGTTACAAAATGATGGTGCTGCTGGTTTTATATCAGGGCTAGCAACGCAAATAGAAGCATCAATGGATTTATACACCAACATGCAGCAGGTTGGTGCACAGGCATTTAGCAGCTTAACGGATATGATTATTGACTGGGCAGAAACCGGAAAGTTAAATGTTAAAGATTTTGCTTCGACATTTCTGCAATCTGTTGGTAGCACACTTCTTTCTTACGCTGCTGCCCAAGTTGCAATGGCGGGTTTGCAGGCCTTTACAGCAATGATCGGCGTGCCGTTTGTTGGACCCGAAATAGCAGGACCGGCAGCAATAGCCGCAACTGCGGCTGCTGGAGTATTGGCGATAGGTGTTGGTACAGCCCTTCAGGGCCAGGCTCACGACGGTATCGACTCTGTGCCCGAAACAGGAACTTGGCTCCTGCAGAAAGGTGAGCGCGTTACGACTGCTAAAACCAGCGCCAAACTTGACGCCACTCTGGATCGAGTTGCAAACCAGTCAACAGGCGGCGGCGCGATTTATTCGCCCACAATCAATATCCCCATAAATGGTAACCCTTCCGATGCAACTTTGGCGCTGGTCCGTAAAGCTGCAGATGAGGGGGCAGAAAGGGGATACCGGAAGGCGGTTAATTCAGTCGCAAGCGGTCAGGGTGATTTGCATAAGGCCTTGATGGGGAAAACTACCTCGGGGAGGAAAATTAGCTAATGGCTATCACCACAACGCTTTATTACCCCTCCGCTTACCTGCCTGGACCGCTTAAAGAGAGTTTTGGTTTAACTCCTGTATCTCCTCTGAAACGGACTCAGATGGTAACTGGCCGGGCACGACAGCGGCGTGCCTACACCTCGACACCAACCCAAACAGATCTGGCCTGGATTTTTTCTGACGCCCAGGCGCAGGCTTTTGAGGCGTGGTTTCGGGATGAGTTATCAGATGGGGCGGCGTGGTTCAACATACCGTTATTAACGCCTGTAGGGCTGAAAAATTACGTGTGTCGTTTCACGGATATTTATAAAGGCCCCACGCCAGAAGGCGGATTTTACTGGAGATATACCGCGCCAGTAGAACTCTGGGAGCGCCCATTGCCACCGTCTGGATGGGGGCATTACCCGGAATGGATAGTCGGAAGTTCGTTGCTTGATATCGCCCTGAATAAGGAGTGGCCGAAGCATGACGCAGATTAAACGCCTCTACGCCAGCAGCGGCCCGGAGGTGATCATTGAAACGCTGCAGATCACCATTGGTTCTGACGTCCATTATCTGTGCCAGGGTTACGAGAGCATCACGGCAACGACGGAGAACGGCGATACCGTAACGTTTACCGCCTGTTCGATAGACATTGCGCTGCCGGCGCGCAATGCGGACGGCACGCAGGACCTCAAATTTGCCTTGTGCAATATCGATGGTGTTGTGTCCACGGCGATCCGCAATGCGCTGGCTAACCGTCTGTCTGCATTTCTGACGTACCGGCGTTATATCTCCACGGATTTAGCGGCCCCTGCGGAAGTGCCGTATACGCTGAAAATCAAGTCGGGCTCCTGGACGGCGACAGAGGTGCAGATCACTGCGGGCTACATGAATATCCTCGATACCGCCTGGCCGCGATACCGCTACACGCTCCCTGTATTCCCCGGACTGCGTTATATCAGCTAAGGAATCCCAATGTTTAACCCTGATAAATACCGTTCAGTCACCTGGCTGAAGGGCGGGCGCGTATACCCGCAACTCGACTGTTTCGGCATTGTGAACGAGATACGCCGCGACCTGAATTTACCCGTCTGGCCCGATTTTGCAGGGGTCACCAAAGACGACGGCGGCCTCGACCGGGAAGCGCGCAGGATGATGCTTACCCTTGAGCGCTGCGAACCCTGCGAAGGGGCCGGGGTTGCCTGTTATTCCGGATCGACCGTCACCCACGTAGGGATCGTGGTCAGTATCGGTGGTCTGTTGCATGTGGCGGAATGCAACCCGGGTACGAACGTCACCTTTCTGCCGTTGCCGCGGTTTAAGCGCCGATTTGTCAAAGTGGAGTTCTGGCAATGACCATTCGTTTTTACCCGTCCCGGCTTCCCGGTGAACCACTCGAAACGCATGAGCATGGTGTAACCAGCATTCGCAGCTGGCTGGTGGCAAATGTTGAAGGCTACGAGGATCGGGATGTCCCACCGCTGACCGTTGAGGTTGAGGGGCTGTCAATTCCGCCAGGCGAGTGGGCTACTTGCGTGATCCACCCTGATAGTGACGTTCGGCTTTATCCGGTTCCCTTCGGGCTTGAGGCCGCCACAATCGCGTGGATCGGCGTCGGTATCTCCGTTGCCGCTGCAGCCTATTCGCTTTTTATGATGAGCAACATCGATACGGGCGGCTATACCTCATCCACAGGGCGGAGTCTCGACCTGAACCCGGCAAAGGCAAATACGGCAAAACTCGGTGATGCCATTCGTGAGGTGTTTGGCCGGGTGCGTATCTACCCTGATTATGTGGTGCAGCCGGTTACCCGGTTTGATGCCGCCGATCCTACGAAAATGCGCGTCCAGATGCTGCTGTGTCTCGGTGTCGGTGATCTGATTTATACCAATGGCGATATCAGGGTTGGCAGTACGCCAGCTTCAACGCTACCGGGATTCAGCAGCACCCATTACCCGCCAGGCGCGGACGTTTCCGGTGATGAGCGCAGCGAAAACTGGGTCAACTCCACCGAAGTGGGCGGGACGTCATCCGGCACCGGGCTGGATATGGCCCAGACGTCGCCGGACGCAGACGACATTATCGCAGACAGCATGACCGTCTCCGGATCGAGCGTGACGTTTACGGGGCTGGATACGGATGATGATGACGATAATGACGAGAACGATAACGCACTGCCGCCCAGCTGGGTCGCTGGCGCCGTGGTCGAACTTAAAGCCCCGGCGAACTACCAGATCACCACGGCGGCCGGATACAGCGTTATCGCAAGCCCGCTGCTGACGGAGATCGCGCCGGTAGTAGGTATGCCGGTGACGCTGGGGTTTAACTCTGTCGATTACGATCTGTTTATCGCGTCATATACCCCCGGTCAGGCTGCAGTGCCCGGCACCGGGGGGAGTGCGGCAAAAGTCCAGGCCAGTGCGGCCCCGACCACCTACGATTTTTCGACCAGCTCCAGCACGTTCACGATCACCTGGCAGGGGGTTACCTACCCGGTGTCGCTGGTGGCTAACTACGTCTCGATGTCGGGACTGCTGGCGGCCATCACCGAGGGACTCACCGGGTCCGGCCTGGTTGCGCAGGACAACGGCGGCACCGTACTGATAACCGAGTCGGCCAGTCCGTTCGGGGGTGGGGCGATCACGTCCTCTTCACTGCCTGCAGCTGTTTTCGGTGATGCCCCGGTTTACACCTCCGGCACGGCATCAACCGGCGGCAGCCCGGCGGTAACGGCGAATGTGACACTCGCCTATAACTCTGCCACGGGAACGGCCTTTTCCGGCATGCCGGAGGGGGTGCAACGGCTTTCACTTGCTCACCGCGGGAATGAGTACCGGATTGTGTCAGCTGACGGCACGACGGCGACGGTGGCGCGCCTGGTTAATGGTGCCGTTGATGAGTCATGGCCGGGATTCACCGCCCGGACGATGATTGACTATGAGGCCACTGGTCTTAACGACACGCTGAGCTGGCTTGGGCCGTTCCTGGTTTGCCCTGAAAATGAGACCGTCGATATGTTCGAGGTGAATTTCTCCTTCCCGAACGGCATCTGTGGCTTTGACAGTAAGGGCAAAAAACGGATCCGCCACGTGGAGTGGGAGATACAGTATCGCGTCTACGGTTCCGGATCGGGGTGGGTGAGTCACCAGGGCGAGTATGCGCTGAAAAACGTCAACGGGTTAGGTTTCACTGAGCGGATCACCCTCAGCTCTCCGGGGCTGGTAGAGGTTCGCTGCCGTCGGCGCAATGAGCAGGGCTCAAACAACGCGCGAGACAGTATGTACTGGCAGGCACTGCGCGGGCGACTGCTGACGCGCCCTTCATCCTATCCCGGCGTGTCGCTGATGGCGGTGACCGTTGAGACGGGCGGGAAGCTGGCGGCGCAGTCGGACCGCCGCGTAAACGTTGTGGCCACGCGGGCCTACGACTCAGGAACGGCCAGAACCATTTCGGGAGCGCTGCTGCATGTCGGGAACTCGCTGGGGCTGGAGATGGACGTCGACACCATCAACGCGCTGGAATCTGCGTACTGGACGCCACGGGGCGAAAATTTCGATTTCGCCACGGGCGACAGTATCTCAGCGCTGGAAATGCTGCAGAAGATAGCCAATGCCGGGAAGTCACGTTTTCTGCTGAGTGATGGCCTGGCGACGGTCAACCGTGAGGGGATTAAGCCCTGGACTGGCGTGATCACTCCGCATGAGATGGTGGAGGAGCTGCAGAGCGGATTTACCGTACCGTCCGACGATGATTTTGATGGCGTCGACGTGACATACATCAACGGAACTACCTGGGCGGAGGAGACCGTTAAATGCCGGACGCCTGATAATCCCACGCCGGTGAAAATCGAGAACTACAAACTCGATGGGGTACTGAATCAGGATCACGCCTACCAGATCGGCATGCGTCGCCTGATGAAATACCTGCAGCAGCGGGTGACGTTCCAGACCACTACCGAGCTGGACGCGCTGTGCTACAACACGGGAGATCGCATTGTGCTCACGGATGATATTCCGGGTAACAACACGATTTCCTGTCTGGTGGAGGCGATGACAACGGCTGGTGGCGTGACAACGTTCACCGTTACGGAGCCGCTGGACTGGTCTTTCGAAAACCCCCGAGCGCTGATCCGCTATCAGGATGGCTCTGCATCCGGGCTGATGGTGGCGAGCAGGGTGGGCGATTATCAGCTGTCAGTCCCGCACCTGAGCGAGTTTGATGACCCGATGAAGGTTGACCTGTCGTCGGCAACCATCGAGCCGATCCGCCTGGTGTTCTGCGGCTCAACGCGCCACGTCTACGACGCCATTGTAGAGGAGATCGCTCCGCAGTCAGACGGAACCTGTCAGGTCACCGCTAAAGAATACCTCGAATCGTTCTACCAGTACGACGACGCCACATACCCCGGCGACGCTGCTTAATACCAAAAAAATCCCTTTCAACTTTTCTTTCGCTCAAACCCTCGTTTGGGCGAAGCCTCTTTTTGGAGCAAAAAACATGGCCTTTAACCCGGAGCTGGGGAGCACGTCTCCCGCTGTGTTGCTCGATAATGCCGAGCGCCTGGATAAGCTGGTCAATGGGCCCGCCGCAGATGTTCCCGACCGTGGCGGTGATCCTCTTTATTCATGGCGCCAGATGATGGCGAAAAACGATGAAGTCAGGCAGAACCTGATCCCACTCAGCAAGCAATACATGACGTTAGCAGCTGCGCAGGCAGATATCGTGAATATTCCCGAGGGGAGTACCACGTATTACCGCAGCCCGGACGACAGCGCGCTCGCAATCGAAGTCATGAACGTTGGCGGGACGCTGCAGCCAACCGGGCGAAAAATGCCTTCTCAGCAGGCGGTAGACCAGATCAGGCAACAGATTAACTACGACGCTGTGCAGATCCTTAAAAGCGCCTATGACGAAGATGGCAATGTTTATCTTCTTCTCGATGAGTTTGGTGAACTTTTTATTGCGAACCTCGGTCCGGTTTCAGTTCAGGAAAAGTTCAGAAAGCTGGATGCGCTAATTCATAAAGACCGCGCTGCTAACCTGCATGAGTTTCCGGACAAAAATGCAAACGTACCCGCTTTTATTGATGAACTGGGTGATTTGTATATCGCTGGCCTGGGCCCCTTTTCTGTTGCACAAAAAATCAGAGCCATCGAATCTTCAATTGTTAATAACGATGAACATGACATAACGCACCAGTACGATTTCAACGGGCGTCTGCTTTCCTTTCAGGATGCTTTTGGGGAGGTGTTTATCCCCGGTCTTGATAAATCAGTTCAGGAGTCGATAAAGGGGATCAGGGAGAACTACCAGCGCGACCGTGCGCCGCATATTCGCCGCCTGACGGATGCGCAGAACCGGGCGCTTGAATTTACTGATGAGGATGGAAGTTATTATCTGAAGGGGTTTGGTGGAAAATCGCTGGAGGAACATTTTAACTCGCTCAAAAAGCGCGTTAACACGCTGTATAAGGCGAAAGCGATTTTTGATGCCTGGCTGGACTTTGGTATTGACTGGAACGGTCGTGAATCCATCTCACTGCAGATGCAGACCGCAGTCAACCAGGTAAGCAAGTTGCCATATGGTGGCGAAATCGTTTTTCGCCCTGGCGTGTATCGCCTGCATACCTATATCACTGCAAAACCTAACGTGACGATCCGCTGCGTTCCAGGCGCGGTATTCATGCCGATGCTGGCGAATGCCGCGTTTTATTATCGTTCGCCGCAGGAAATCTACCTCGAAAACTTTAACCTTATCGATGTCGAGATTGACGGGTCAGAACAGCACTCACCGTCTTATGATGTGGGGGCAAAGGGAACATACCTGCAGTATTTCCGTCAGTGCATGTTCCTGCGCTGTAACGTTCACGACACCGGGGCCACCGGTATCGGTAATGATTATCCTGACAGGTCTTTTGTTCTGGACTGCCAGACGGATAACTGCGGACGCCTGGCACCAGACGGCAGTGGTGGTGCTTCTGGGATCGGCATCGGGCTGGGCGCTATTCAGGACGAAGCTCTCATTGTGGCCCGGTCGATCACCAGGAACTGCAAAAACTTCGGGATGTTCTTCGAGCAGCAAAGACTGTCAGGGCCGGGCCAGCCTTACGTTGCAAGGCAGATCATAGTCTCTGATGTCGTCAGCACGGGTAACGGCCACGGCTTCGGGGATTGCGGCGCCTCTGGTCTGGTGGTGGTCAACGGCCAGTTCAATGACAACCTCAAAACCGGTATCAGCATTGATGCAGGAACGCTGGCTAACAACGGTATCGCTCCCCGCCCGGGTAAGAACGGGCTGATGCTGAACTGTCAGGCAGAGCGTAACGGGGTGACCGGGCTCCATTATGACTCGACCAAAATACAGGCCGATGGCGGCTATTCATTCTCCGACATGCACATCAACGATAACGCCCAGGATGCGATTTTAATCGAGGCTGGCGCTAACACCCTGGCGGATGTTCGCTTCGACAATATGGATATCAAAAATAACGGTCGTTATCCGGTGAATGTCGCCAGCGGCACCTTTACCGACCTCGACTTCACGAATCTTCGCATGCTGCGAAATGGCGGCGATACCGCGTTTAAGCTGGACGGCAATATCACGCGGGGCTCGATTCATGGCTGTAAGCTGCGTTCGCAGAATGGCGCTGCAGCGATTACCGGCGCAGGGACTATCAGCCATTTTGACATCGCCGAAAACCAGTACACCGATACCAACAGCAATCCCATCAATCTCACCGGCACACTGACTAATGTCACTTACGGCCGCAACCCAGGACTGGAGTAATTATGTCTTTAAAAACCGTATCCAATATGATTTATCAGGGTGATATCGCTGATCTGCCGCCGCTGACGGCTCCGATGCCGCGAGGTGGCGTTTACTATGCCGACCTGGTGAACAGCCTCTTTGTCAGCAAGCCGGATTCAAATTTCTCGAAGAATCGTAATTACGCCACGGCCCTCTCTTTCACCCGTACCACGCTGGCATCCTTCATCAGTGCCGCAGGGAATCTCGAATATGCGGCCATCAATACACCACGTATCGATCGCCATCCGGCGACCAGAAAGATTCTGGGTATGCGGGTGGAGAACTCGGCGACGAACTATGCACTGAGTGCGCTCGATCAGACCGCCGCGAACTATGTGCCGTCGGGCCTGACTGTATCCGCGCCAGCTGCCGGGTGGTGTACCCTCACGGAAAGCACCATGAATGAAGCGCATGTGCTCATGGATAACCAGAGCACGATTGATCCGACCCTGTATAACGTGGTGTCCCTGTTTGCTAAAGCCGGGTCAGCACAATACCTGCAGATTCAGGTTTTAGGTGCCGGGGCTCAGGCGTTCGCTAACTTTGACGTACGCAATCAGAAGGTAACCAAAATGGGCCGTCTTGCCGTCAGGGCCAACATATTCCAGGGTTTCAATGAGAGCGCCCGGTGTGTGTTGTGTGTGAAAGGAAGCGGGAATACTGTCGGCTCGGTTAAATACAGCCTGATTAACGATCCGCTGGCAGAGCCTGATGTCGCCTACGTCGGAACCGGGCGGACCATGCAGGTCAGTCTGATGCAGATCGAGAAGAACACCTATCACGCCAGCTCCGCGTTCTTTCCTGATGGCGCGGTAGGTGGTACTGCCAGCGCGAACCGCCAGGCAGACGCCGCTCGTCTGCTGGATATTCCTGCGGGCGTGAAATCAAACTTCTCTGTGTTTGTGAAGGGGATAATGACCCCGGCGGCACTCGGCAATGCTGGCGGCAATATCCTGTTCTCTCTGCTGAATAACACGGCGCTGAAATACATTGGTTTCGGTCTGGGCGCGGCTGACAGCTCCAATGCGTTCCAGTCCCTGGCTGCGCATAACATTAACGCCGGCAGCACGCTGGCGGGCATTCCGTTTACAGGGAAAATGTTTTCACAGTATGGCGAATATGCACTGATGATCACCCTGAACAACGGCGTTCTCAAGGTCTATTCCGGTATGACTGATAACCCGGAAACTCTACTGACCGGATGTCCGGCATTTGATTACGTCATGCTGGGCAGAAACAGCTCGGTTTCTGGTTCTACAGTGTCAAACTCTGGATTCTGGGGAGGCTGGCTGCAGAAAGCCGTACTGTTCGATTCGGCGCTCAGTGACGCGGATATGATTGCGCAGTTTGACCTGCTCGCATAACAGCGGTTTGCCGTAGGAAGAGTTAATTTATCCCCCGGCATTATTCCGGGGGATGATTTTAATTACACCAGAGTCGACAGCAGCACATCAAAACTCGTGAATTGCTGAGCCGGGGAATAATCTTCCGGCACAAAATAGCGATATACTTTAGCCTTAAATGGTGCTGAGACGTAAAGCACATCACCGCCATTGCCTGGCGCAGACCCCAGGCGCAGAAGTGTGGGAGCGCTGTTGCCGAGTACCGAGTAGACCCATCCAGAACCTGCATTTTCCGCCAGGACAATGACAGCGACAGTATTCCCGGAAGACGTATATTCCACCGAAAAATATACCCTCCGCTTGCCCCCCTGAACGGTTGCCGCCAGTGCTGCGGATGTATTTCCCCTCTCCGGCGGGACATATGCGATCTGCTGCTCGCTCCATGCAGACCCCGCCCATGTCGCAACGTAGACCCCGAACTTACTGAACCAGGTCCCGGAAGGATCATCCACGGTTCTGAAACGGTAAGTGATATGCGACAACCCCTCGCCATCAAACGCAAATTTCGCAGACTGAATCCCCATTTTCAGCCCGTCACTTATCGCCGGGTTTTCTCCCGGCTGCAATGGCTTATACGCCAGCTGTCCCTGCGTTACCGGCATTGGCAGGGGCGTGTTATTTATCGTTCTCATCAGTCCATCAGTACCAATGACGCCATATTCCCCGACATGGCGGACGGCAGACGACGGGTAGGCCGACCACTGAAACAGAAGATGGACGCCATCCTCGTTAATGGCTATATCATCCGGGTAAATAGCGCGGTTGGCTGTTTCAGCCACATGCGCATAACGGGTCCATCGCAGCGTGCCGACGTCAAAGCGGTAAAGGATACCCCCGCGTTTATTTTCCCCGGTGGTGCTCCGGCTGGCGACCCGCATCAGGCAATACACATCACCATCGGGACCTCTGCCGGTGATCGGGTACGTCCAGACCCAGTCCACATCCGGAAAGTCCAGGGTCGCATCCACCATTTGCGACACGTCGCCAGGGCGCGCGCTGCGAAAGTACCGCAGCAGGTTAACGTGCATCGACGTAAACACGTGGATATATCCCGCACCGTCCACAACCACAGATGGCTGATTATGGCCCACGTCATTGTTAAATTCCGCGACCGTCCCGTCGACGTTCTTACACATTCCCCGCGTTAGGGTACCATCGGCATCACGGCGAACGATTTCGACCTGATGATAACCGGCGGTACCGTACTCTTTACACAGCCCGTAACATTCCACTCCCTGAAAGCTGTCAAGGGGATGCCACCACCCCGCCTGATTGCTCTCAGATGCCTGGTCTGAAATAACCGAAATCGACAAATCAGCCATTCACCGTTACTCCCAGATAACGCGCCCGTTTAATAAGGCGTTCTGCCACCCGTTCCATTTCACTGTCACTGAGCTTTCGGTCATAGAAAGCCGAACCATAGCCTGCCCACGCTGCTGCCAGGCCTGCCTGATTGGTCCCTCCCATCCAGGTGGCAGTCGTCCCGCTGTTCACCGCCGTGGAGGTGGATTTCTGAATGCCTGAAGCCGTCACAATACCAAACGCATGCCCGGTGCTGTCACCACACAGGAATACGGCGAACGCGCCCGTTGCAGGCGCAGTGATATCCGAAACGCTTGTACCGGCATCCATGACGCGCTGAAGCTTTTTGCTGGCATTCGTGCTGATACGAATATTGCGGTGACGCAGTATCCCTGCATCCGGGCCCACGTCGACCAGCACGATGAAGGTGTAAGCATCCGGCGTAAAGGTACCCAGAGTCAGACGGCTTTCCGTACCCGCTGCCGCTGCAACACCTTTTGCTACCAGCTGAGCAATACCGGACAGCGCAAAGGTACCTCCGAGGCTACCGAAGTTTTTAAGGCGCCGACCTGCCGGCAGCAGATCGCTTTCCAGATTGGCCCAGGCTAGCGGGCCAGTGACCGGCGGAAGATAATTATTTGCGTACGCTGATGCATCAGTGCCAGCGGCCATAATTGCTGTGCCCATAGGGAGACTCCTTTACTGTAAGTTAAGTGCGCGCTCAGCCATACGCTGGCGGGAATTGTGATAAACGGCCTGGACCTGTTGCGCAGAAAGCGAATGGTCGAAGTAGATGAATTCAGCGATGTCGAGATTTTTGGTTTTGAACATGGCGTTATCACACCACCCGTTGCCAATGGCGATGTTGCGGCCGGAAAGAATCAGGCGATCTGCATCGGCCTCGCGCAGCATCTGATATTCTTCGCCACCCACGCTGATTGCCTGGTAACGCAGTCCGCTGCCCTCAAGTTTCACCACATGTGAAATGAACAGCCACTGACCGACAGGCGGCTGTAGTGTCGGATAATGCCGGGACGTTCCCCGGTAACCGGAATTTTTCACACGCAGCCATCGCCGATCATCCCTGTCGGAAAACATCGACAGCTGATTGCCGGTGTAGGTGTCGTCGTCATCCCGAAGTGAATACCCGTTCTGTGTGCCGTAAATCACTACGCAGTCGGTTAACGGAGCCTGTTCAGGTACCCTGACCACCGCGCAGACAGTGTATTCCCCGGCATCGGGGATATCGGTCATCAGCGCGCCGCCCCAGGCGGAGATCGAAATGTAATTGTTATTGAATTCCGGCGCGGCCTGCGGTGTCAGCGTTTTATACCCCACACGGCTTGTATACGACGTGGACTCATAGCCAAACAGCCAGTGCGCTGCTGCGCTGCTTTCCAGTACAGAGGGCACAGGTTCGACGCTACCGCCGCCTCCATTCTTGCTGACCACATCACCATTTAATTTCACGCCTTCGATAACATACCCGAAGGGGTCAACGGTACAGCGTGCCCAGTCCGGCGCGTCGAATATGATGTTATCCCCGGCATACAGCCGCCCCTGCTTATCAACCAGAATCAGCTCGTTCCCGAATTCATCAGGGAAGGAAATAAGCGACTCTGAATCTGACAACTCATTATTTCCGGCAACCAGCGCGCCTCTTTCGGAAAACAGATTCACCGCATAACCGAAATCATCAACCAGCGTCAGTAGCGGCCCTGTCTCTGACTGGATCAGTCTGAGTTTCCTCGTTTCGAAACTATTCTCAGTGATCCGCCCGGCTTCATATCCCCATTCATCGCATAAAGAGAGCATGGTCTGGTCATCGCTGCTGAATATCAGACCTGTTCGGGCCATGACCTCCGCCGTTACCGCCTGGCTGATGGCCGCCACCAGGTCATATGAAGGCATACGGCGGCCGGTAGGCTGCAGCGTCCCGCCAACGTTCATCACCTCGATTGCGAGCGCGCTGTCGTCCGGGCTACGGTAGTACGTGGTCGAGCCCACCGGAATATTCGCGATATCCGCCTGTGCAGCCTCCAGCGTTTGATACTGCTTACTGAGCGGGATGATGTTTTGCCGAACTTCGTCATTCTTAGCCATCATCTGGCGCCAGGTATCGAGCGGTTCGCCTGCGCGGTCGTTAACCGTTCCGGCCGGACCGTTAACCAGCTCGTCAGCGCGCTTGACGTTATCCAGGAATATTTCAGGCGTCGTCGTTCCCAAAGGCGGGTTAAGTTCGGCCATGATTTTTGCTCCAAAACGGTATTCGCCCAAACGAGGGTTTGAGCGAATGGCCGCGGCTTTTTACAATCAGCCATTTCAAAGGGTTACAACATGCTGATTGGCTATGCGAGGGTATCAACCGGGGATCAAAACCTCGATTTACAGAAAAACGCTCTGATCCGCGCAGAATGTGAGCTGGTTTTCGAGGATATGGCCAGCGGGAAGAATGCCCGGCGGCCAGGGTTAAAGCGAGCGCTGCGACGGCTCCGCCCGGGTGATGTGCTGGTGGTCTGGAAACTGGATCGGCTTGGCCGCAGCGTGCGCGATCTGATTACGCTCGTATCGGAGCTGCAGGCGCGCGGGGTGAATTTCCGCAGCCTGACCGACAGCATCGATACCAGTACGCCAGCAGGCCGCTTTTTCTTCCACGTCATGAGCGCCCTGGCGGAAATGGAGCGCGAGCTGATCGTTGAGCGTACCCGTGCCGGTTTAGCCGCTGCGAGGGAGCAGGGGAGAGTCGGCGGCCGCCGCCGGGTAATGACTGAAGAAGTGGTGGAGCGGTGCCGCAGAATGCTGGATAACGGCGCTACCCGGCAACAGATCGCAGATGTGATAGGGGTGAATGTGAAGACTCTATATAAGTACCTGCCAGCCTCTTAAAATCATTGCGTTGCGTCGGTGCGTCTGATCGATAGCTGTAACCTGTATTGATCAGATCCTTCATTAAATCTACTGTATATAAAAACAGTATTCATTGGAGGGCACATCATGCTTCGACAGTCAGACATCGCCGAGGCGTTTCGGGAGTCAGTTTTACGGAACTCTAAAGGCTACCAATACCTGCACACAAAGGATTTCGTGTCAGCGTTGCGCCGGCGCGGCATTCACTTTTCCGAGGTAGAGGCCAACTCCTGGATCGCACGCGAGCAGACATATTTCGTCGACAAAACAGTTGAGCACAGCGAAAACCGTCTGTGGATGCTGGCGAACATGGGGAGGGTTCTATAGTGGGTTTCCCATCGCCAGCTGCTGACTATGTTGAACGTCGTCTGACCGTTGATTCACTCTGCGGTACCGGCCCCAATACTCGGATAGTACAAACAGAAACCGGCTATGCCGTAGTGGATTGCTCCGTAAAACCAAAGCAAGGAGATACCGTTTTAATTCAATACGGCGGCGGCACTGACTTTGCAAAAATTATGGGCCGGGCATTTATTACACGAGACGGTGAGGCGCTGGAAGGTGAGGCCCTGGATGATGTTACAGTTGTCGGGGTAGTGACATTCGTTATCAATCGGATAGGGAAGGATGATGATGATTATCCAGTAATATGA